CTAACTATTAATACCTCAACTGCAACGATAACAGGAGAAATAGATACTATGGCTACTGGTGGTACAACTGCTGGTATCGATTATACAACGGTGGCTAACTAATGTCGACTTTAGGTAAATATAATATATCATCATATGTAAATGATTTAATACCTGAACATATACAAGCTGCTTATCCTGACCTTGTTGAATTTATTAAAGTATATGCTTTATACTTAGAACGTACTAATAAATCTGGATTTTATCTTAATGCACTTGATATCCAAAGAGATATTGATTTTGTAGAAGAAAACCTCCTTACAGAACTACAGAATGAGATTGGTATTGCAGTACCAAGAGATTTTGCTGTAGACCCAAGGATGTTTTATAAAAGACTTATTGAGTTTTATAGAAGTAGGGGTACACCAGAATCTATAACATCGTTCTTTAGAATGATATACGATGATGATGTAGAGACATATTTTCCATTTGTAGATTTATTTGAACCATCAGATGGAGATTGGACAGATCAGCAAGTTGATATAATAGCAAATCAAGCTAACTATACACCTTGGAATGTATTCACAATTAGTGGAACACCAACAGTAGTTAGTGGAAATGCTGATTCAGGTAACCCTGCATTCTTTGATGATGATGTAGTATTTGTTAATGATGTATATCAAACACCAAGTACAGACTATACAGAAGATGTATATTCAGAATCAAGTACAACTAAATATAGGTTAACATTTACATCGGCATTGTCAAACGCTGATGTGGTTAAGACATATCCTAAGGGTTTGTTTACAACAGCAAATGGTTTCTTATCAAATAAGAAGTATTTACAAGACTCTTACTACTATCAAAAGTTTTCATATGTAATACGTACTGGTAAGAACATTGCTGATTGGAAGAATGCATTTACAAGATTAATTCACCCAGCTGGGTTTATATTCTTTGGTGAGATATCAATATTTATTGAACTACTTACATCAGCAAATACACAAGCTCAGTATGGTTGGTTACTACCAGCTGGTAAGATTAATCTTAACTTAGCTGCAGAACAAATTGGTCCAGTAAGTTTTAATTCAAACTTATATGAAATAAGCTGGACACATATACCATTTACTACAACTGGAACTTATAATATTGGTTCGGGTGGCGGCAGAATAGGTATGTGGAATCATTGGGATAATATGAAGTTCAGATATTTAGGTCCAAATTCAGATTTTTCTCATTATACAGTTGCAGATAGTATAAATAACAATATAGGTTTACAATTCGGATTGGGTGGAGCAAGTTCACTCGTTATTTCATAAATAAAACAAAGGAAAAGACATGGCAGCAATAATAACTAGCAAATTTAGATTAGATACAACTAATAAGTTCTTAGCTAGTCTTGCAGACAATCAATTCTACATGGCCTTGGGACGGCCTAATGCATGGACTGATGATACGGTTCCAACAACCCCATATGAAAATGACTATACAAGTAATACTTTATGGGAAAACATGTTTGCCATGAAGAAGATTGCTAGTACAGACATTATTCATTGCTCACCAAGGAATCTTTGGGTTTCTGGTACAACTTATGTAGAGTATGACGATCAAGACACTAACATAGAAAGCAAAGTATATTTTGTTATTTCAGATAATAACAATGTATATATGTGCTTGAAAGCAGGCTCAGGAACAAGTACAACAAACCCAGACGTTACCGGTGTTACAACATCGGGTGTCATTAATCACTCAGGCTCAGATGGTTACATATGGAAATATATGTTTACAGTCCCAACATCTGATGTAACGAAGTTTTTAACAGCATCATTTGTACCAACAAGACATATTAAAGTTACACCTCCAGGAGGTTCTGATACAGCATTGGTTAACCAATATAGTGTACAGACCAACGCAATTGATGGTGCAATATATAATATGAAGATAACTACTGCAGGAACTGGATATACATCAGCTCCAACATTAGCTATTGCAGGTGATGGAGCATCAGCTACGGCTACGGCTACAGTAGCAGGTGGAGCTATTACAGGTATTACAATGACTAACGTTGGCACAGGATATACCCACGCTACGGTTACAGTAACTGGTGGTGCGGGTTCAAATGGTGCAATAAGACCAGTGATTGGTCCTCCAGGTGGATATGGTGCAGACGCAACCAATGACTTACGTTCACATTACATAACTATCAATACTACATTTACGGGTGATGAGTCAGCTACAATTCCTGATTCAAATGACTTTAGACAATTAGCTATTATTAAAAATCCAATTGAACAAGCTAATGAGAGTGCAACAGTAACAGCTGCTGCCTCAATGGTAGTTGGTAATTTTTATAAGATTTTAACAATAGGTACAACTACTGATGCGCTTTGGATAACAGCAGGTTCATCAGCTGACCCTATAGTAGGAGAAGTATATAAAGCTCTTGTTACAACATTAACTGGTTCAACTACAGGTACTATTGCTCAAGTTGCTGAAGCTAATACATATAATACATGTAAGAGTGTAACAATTCCTGCTTCATTATCTGGCACATACGTAGCTGATTTCGCATTTGAAGGTCATACAAGTGGTACCGTTGGTGCTAAAGGTATATGTGTAGAATATAATAATAGTAGTGGTGTATTGCATTATATACAAAACGAATCTACAGGTTTTGGTACATTTACTACATCTCATTTTACTCGCGCAACGGGTTCATCAGGTGCAGGAAATGATATTACAGCAGTAGCAGTTCCTTTAATTAATCATCATTCAGGTGATGTAATGTTTGTAGAGAATAGAACAGCAACGACCAGAGCTGATGGCCAAGTAGAAACAGTAAGATTAGTAATCGCATTTTAATAGGATAGAAACATGGCAATTTCATTTAACGTAGAACCATACTGGGACGACTTTAATACCGTAGGAGCGGATGGTTTAACTCCTAAAGAAAAATATCAAAGGATATTATTTAGACCAGGTAAGGCTGTACAAGCAAGAGAGTTAACACAGCTTCAAACATCATTACAACATCAAGTATCATCTACAGGTGACCATTTATTTAAAGATGGTTCGGTTGTTGTTCCTGGTGCAGTTCACCTCCATAATAAAATTGACTATATTAAATTAGATTCTGTTCATGCTAATAATGATACTGTTACTGAATTAGTAGGTACTGAATTTACTGATGGTACTAATACTGCTAAAGTTATTCATGCGGTTTTAGCTGAAGGATCAGACCCAATTACAATATGGGTGCAATATATATCTGGTACTGTATTTGCAGATAATGCAACTATAACCGCTTCAGGTAGTAAATCGGCTGAAGTAAAAGCATCTGCTGCTACAGGCTTTGGTTCAATTGTATCTATTGAAGATGGTATCTATTATATTAAAAAACACTTTGTTGTAGCTAAAGCTAAAACAATTGTATTATCTAAGTATACATCTAGCGTATCATTTGATATAGGCTTACTTGTTACTGAATCCCTTGTCAGTTCAGGTACTGATGAATCATTAAATGATAATGCTACGGGTACTCCTAATGAGTCTGCCCCAGGTGCACATCGTTATTCTATTACAGCAGTACTATCTACTCAAGCAGTTAATGCAGCAACAGGTAATTTTGTTCTTATAGCTCGATTAGAGTCTGGTGTTATTACAAAACATGCAAGGTCACCTGACTATAATGTTCTTGAAGATCATTTAGCTCGTAGAACATTTGATGAGTCTGGTAATTACTATGTAAATCCATTTAAAACTCTTGTTAAAACACATCAAGCATCAAGTCCTGACGCTACTAAATTATCACTTGCAATTGAGCCTTCTAAAGCTTATGTAAGAGGTTATGAGATACAGACATTAGCAACTACTAACGTACACTTTGATAAAGCTAGGACTTCAGAAAGAGTTACAGATAAAGTTACAGAGATAACACATAATAACTATATTGAAGTTACAGCAATGACTGGCACACCTGACATTACTACATTTGGTACAATAGCTATTGAGAATTCAGGTGGTACAGAGATTGGTACCTGCCGAGCTCGTTCAATCGAACGTGTTTCGGGTGATGGTGCATCATCTGCGTCAAGATATAGAATACATATATTTGATTTTACTGGTACAATGACAGCAGCAACTCAATTAGATGACAAAGAAGGCA